AAACGCTGGGATGGCGACATGCCGCGTGTTTCGGGTCGTTCAATGGCACCAACTGCAACGTGAACATCGCGGTCTTCGATCCGCATTACGAACTCCCACTATGAAGACAACCAAAGTTGACAAACAACTGGCCCAATGGTGCCAAGCCCTTGCACAACCCACCACGCCGGTCGAGGAGGTGCCGGAGGGCTGGTATACAATCAAGCAACTGGCCAAGGCCCGCGGACGCAGCGAGTGCATCACCAGCGAGCAAGTGCGCCGGATGATCGACCAAGGGATGTGCGAAAAGCGCAACTTCACCATCCGCCTCTCCGAGCGCGTCCGTCCCGTCCCGCATTACCGACTCAAATGAAACACATCCCCACCAAACGAGTCGCCCTCGATGGCAAGTGTTGGAGGGTCAAGCTCCAGCGCCCGCCGGATCGCGAGCCTGTAGACGGACTGTGCGTCCGAGACGATAGAAGCGTCTACATCCACCCAGACGCTATTGCCCACCGCGGCAAGGAACTGGTCATCCATGAACTGCTTCATGCCCGTTTTTGGGACATCGAAGAAGACGCTATTGCCGAGGTCAGTCTGGTTATTGCCGAGGTTATGGACTGGGTGGAGCGCAAAAACGACGGCGTGATCGGATGACCGGCGCATACTTTTTGCAGAGTTGTCATTCTCAATTGCCCTTTAGTCGCAAAAACTTCTCAACGCTTTCTACTCCGCGATGACCTTTGTCCCACTGCTCATCTGCACACTCTGCTATGGGTGGACGGCGACCGGATTTTACATGCAAAGCAACTACGCAATGGCCGCGGTTTTTGTCGGCTACATGTTCAGCAACGTGGCTTTTGTGTACATCTCGCTGACGACCTGTCGATAGCTTCGACATGTTTTTTTGACTAAACCCTTGCGCCACTTCCGGCGCAGGGCAATTCTCGCAACAAGTTAGGCAGTATACTCCTTGTGGAGCCTGTCCAACGCGCACAGCCCAAGGCCGACGACCCTCCGGTGGAGGAATATCGGTAGCGCCGAGGACACCACAACCAATCAACCCGACGAGATCCGCACGATGCGGGTTTAGTCAAAACCAAAGGAGTTAGTTATGCCCGTATCACAAATTCCGCAATACTTCACGACGGAGTTCTCCAGCAACTGGGAGCATCTGCTTCAGCAGAAACTTTCCAAGCTGCGCGAGTACGTTTCCGTCGAGACAGTCCGCGGCAAGGAGAAATCCTACAATCAAATGGGCGCAGTGGAGATGCAACGCATCACCAGCCGCGCAGCCGACACCAACATCAGCGATGTGGCCTTGGCCAAACGCTGGCTTCGCCCCTATCCGTTTGAACACGCCACGTTGTTCGACGAATGGGACAGCGAGTATCTGGGCGAGGTCAGCCTTCCCCAGAGCGAGACGGTTGCGAATCACGCCGCCGCCTATGCCCGCACCGCCGACAAGGTGATCATCGATGCCGCCCTTGGCACCGCCTACACCGGAGAAACCGGAGTCACCCCGACCGCTCTGCCCTCTGGACAGAAGATCGGCGTCGATTACGTCGAAACCGGCGTTGCCGCCAACAGTGGCCTCACCATCGCCAAGCTGCGTCAAGCGGCGTTCCTGCTCACCAACGCTGAAGTTGATGACAGCGATCCGCGCATCATGGTCGTCAGCGCCAAGCAAATCCAAGATTTGCTCCGCACGACCGAGGTGACCAGCGGCGACTTCAACACCGTTCGCGCCTTGGTCAATGGCGAGATCAACACGTTCATGGGATTCACCTTCCGCCGTGTTGCTTCCAGCCTCTTGCCCTACGCGAGTGGAACCGGCGTCCGCACATGCTTCGCCTACGTCAAGTCCGGCATCAAGCTGGCCGACGCGGGACGCAAAGTGCATGTCGATATCCGTGCCGACAAGAGCCACGCCTTGCAGATCCGCACTGTTGCCTCTTTGGGCGCAACGCGCATGCAGGAAGCCAAAGTCGTCGAAGTCCCGTGTGACGAAGTCCTCTAACAACTAACCAAGGAGAACAACTAACATGGCTACCTTCTACACCGACATCGCGCCAGAAAATCTGACGCTCAACGTCCGCAACCGCAATTCGGCTGATCTCACCCACGGTGACATCCGCTACGCGGAAGCGACCTACACCACCACCGGCACCGAAGCCGCGAGCGGCGACACCATCGAAGTGGCTGTCCTGCCCGTGGGCGCAACGCCGTTGCCGGAACTCTGGCGCGTTTCCAACGAGGCGAGCATGGGCGGTTCCGTTATCGCCATCCCCACCATCGGGGATGCCTCTGACGCCGACCGCTACAGTGCCACCAGCATCAGTGTCAACAGCAGCACCGCAGGTTCCGCGGCAGTCACGGCTAACGTGACCGCCAGCGTCCTGCCGCGGCACACTGTCACCGAGGCCACCCAGCGTGTGGTCGCCGCGATCACCCGCACCAATGCGGTGACCGCAGGGAAGAAAATCAGCTTCCTTATCGCTTACAAACTGTAAGTCCCGACTGATTAACGCGCTGGCAGGCCGCGAATAAACGCCTGCCACCTTTTTCTAACTTTCATGGCCGACGAAACATCCATCTGCAACTTGGCTTTGGCCAAGCTGGGCATCAGCCCGATCATGGCGCTGACCGACGACAGCAAGCAGGCCCAGTTTTGCAACCGTTTCTTCGCCCAGACCCGCGACGAAGTCTTGCAGTCCCATCGCTGGAACTTCGCCATGCGCCGCGCCGCGCTGAACAAGCTGGCCACCGCCCCGCAAAGCGAATGGGAGAGCGCCTACCAGTTGCCGGTCGATTGCCTGCGCGTCGTCCAACTCAATGGCTACGAACCCAACGAAAGGCTGGGGGAGTTTAGCGTCGAGGGCGACCAACTTCTGACCAACGCCGAGGAGGCCAACATCCGGTATGTCGCCCGCGTGGAGGACGGATCGTTCTACCACCCGCTGTTTGTCCATGCGCTCGCCACCATGCTGGCCTCGCGCTTGGCAGGCCCGCTGACCGGAAGCCGCAACATGCCGCAGGAGTTGCTGCAAGAATACGAAGCCATCACCGGCCCCAAGGCTCGCATGGCCGACGCCTTTGAGGAGCGTCTGCGCCGCAAGATGCCGTGGACGAACAGCGACCTTGTCGCCGCCCGCTACACCAAGTTTCCCAGCAGCCAATAGATCATGGCCAACATCCTCGTCACCGCCCTCAATGCAGGCGAGTTGAGTCCTTACATGGACGCCCGCACGGACGTCGAAAAATACCGCAGCGGATGCCGACGCTTGGAGAACATGATCGTGCTGCCCTACGGGGGCGTCTACCGCCGCGCCGGAACCGAATACTTGGGCGAGGCCAAGAACGCCAACCAGCGGTGCCGTCTGATCGGGTTTAACTTCAGCGTGACCACCCGCTTTGTCTTGGAGTTTGGCCACCAATACATCCGGTTCTGGGGTAACGACTCGCAAGTGCTTTCCGGCGGTTCGCCCTTGGAAGTGGCCAGTCCCTACCAAGAAAGCGAACTGCGCGAAATCCAATACGTCCAAATTAACGACATCATGTATTTGGCGCACGCCAACCACGCGCCACGCAAGCTGACCCGCGTGAGCGACACCAACTGGACGCTGACCACCGTGGCGTGGAGCTACCCGCCGCTGCTCGACCAGAACATCACGACGACCACCATCGCTTCCTCCGCGGCCTCTGGCAGCGCCACGTTGACCGCCAGCGCGTCTGTTTTCCAAGCGGGCCATGTGGGTAGCCAGTGGGCTATCCAGTGGCCGCGCAGCAGCGGATCAATCAGCGAAACCATCGACGGCAACAAGACTTCCACCGCTACCCTCGACATCCAAGGCGATTGGACAATCACCACAGTAGGCACATGGATCGGCACCGTCCGTATCCTCCGCATCCCGCAGAAGGAAATGGACGAGGACGGCGGCGCGGGCTTCACCGCCTACGAAGTGGTGCGCGAATTCAACAGCTTGGACACCGCCCGCAACTTCACCGCGACCGGCAACGAACCGGATCGGGTTGGCCTCAAAATTGAAATCGCCAACTACGCCAGCGCCTCCTACGCCCGCGTCTTCCTTGAAAGCACCGACTTCAACAGCGGCGGCACCGTCACGATCAACAGCGTGGCCAGCGGCACCAGCGCCGGAGCCACGGTCAACAAGTGGCTGGGATCGGTCATCACCGGAACCACCCAATGGAGCGAGGCCGCGTTCTCCGCGGTGCGCGGCTACCCGCGGGCCGTCGCCATCCACGAACAGCGCCTTTGCTTCGGCGGCACCGCCCACCAGCCGAACACCGTCTGGTGCAGCAAGGTCGATGACTTTGAAAATTTCCAACTGGGAGTTGGCGCGGACGACGGGTTGCAATTCACCGTGGCCTCGTCCGAAGGCAACCGCATCGAATGGATGTTCAGCCAGAAGCGCCTCATGCTGGGAACCAGCGGCGACGAGTGGACAATCGGCGGGGCTAATAGCGGCGAAGCGTTCAGTTCGACCAACGTGCAGGCCCAGAAGCAAAGCAGCTTCGGATCGAAGACCATGCGGGCCATTTTGCTTAACGACGTCCTGCTTTTCGTCCAGCGCCGCGGGCGCAAGGTGCGCGAACTGACCTATAACTTTGAGCGCGACGGGTGGGTGGCACCGGATCTGACCGTCCTTTCCGAGCATGTGACCCAAGGCGAACTGGTCGAATTGGCCTTTCAGCAGCAGCCCGACGCCATCCTCTGGGCGGTGCGGGGCGATGGCCAACTGGTGGGCATGTCCTACGAGCGCGACCAAGAGGTCGTCGCGTGGCACCGGCACACCACCGACGGGGAATTTGAGTCCGTCGCCACCGTCTACGGGTTGTCTGGCGCGGACGACGAGGTCTGGCTGGTGGTCAAGCGCACGATCAACGGGCAGAGCAAAAGATACATCGAACGATTCAAGGCCGACAACCGCGCCAAGTTTGAGGCCCAGACCAAGGACGACTGGTGGTATCTGGACTGTGCCAAACGCTATTCCGGCACCGCCGC